AAATGGAACATCTTTAAGGTCCAAAGTTTCTTTTGCTTCTGTCAAAGTTTTGTTGTCAATTGCTGATGCTGCAGTCCCTACTGCTGTGTTGGAAAATCCTGACTCAAGTGCAAGGATGTCTGTATCAGTTTGTTTTGCAATTGCGATTCCGGCTTCCCAGTATCGCTCTGCTACCTCATCATACATTGATTGTATGCTCAATTTGTTTGAAACAAGAAAAGGTGCATCATACTCTTTGTCGATTGCGATTGTCTTTTCTGTTGAAGTTCCTGCTGCAAGATTGTCGCTCAAGCGTCCTCCTTCAGCTATAGCAACTGCTGATGCTTGTCCACCTTCTGGGAAGTGAATCAAGTCACCTTTGTTTGCTACTAATTGGTCTTTACGTGAAAACAATTGTGCTGCCACAAAGTTATCTTCTCGCGCACGCATTACTGCTGACGCCCATACCTCTGGTACATCTACAGCTTGCGTAGTTGTTGTATTTAGATTTGCTACATTTGCCATGTTCTATATAAGACTAGCCATTGCTCCTTAGTCTTTCACTGTCTGCAAAACGTGATTGTAATGCTGATTTAATCTCTGGTGAGACTTCTTCATTATTTAGTGCGTCTGCTAGTGCGTCGCCTGTTGGCTGTTGGACTACTGGCTCTGGTGTTGCCTGTGTGTTAATTTGTTTATTAATAGGCTGTTCTGTTGTAGTAGTAGCCGATTCTTCAACAAGTTTATCGTATAGTTTTGATTTGATTCTAGCGTCTGCTTCCTCTAGGGTTGCACCGCTCGATAGCATCTCATCTTGTACGAGTTCATGACGTGCTTTAAATGAGGGGTCGATTGCAATCTTCATTGCGATGTCTGCTTTCGCGTTAGCATCCATTGCGATTGATTCTTCTTGAGGCTGTTGCTCTTCTTCACGCTCTTTTAATTGAATTTCAAGCTCTCGCCTCTTTGACCTTTCCTCTAACATGTCACGCTTAACTGTTTCGTAAACGTCTTTTTTTACTACTTCTTCTTCTGTTCCTTCCTCTTCTTTTTTCACTTCTTCTGTCATAACTTTACACTTAATATTTAATACATTGGGTAGCGCCCAACTAGTTATTTATTACATCTATTATACCATTATTTTCTTATAATGTCTAATACTCTGACTTGTATACTTTCTTCTGTCTCTCTCGTTTTTTCTTAAGGTATTCTATTGCCTCACCCACTGTAATTGGTTTGCTCTTCAAACCACTTTTGGAGTCGTTCGTTTTCTTTAATTGCACTAATGATGATTCTTTCATTGCGTTTGTTTATTTGATTAGCAATGTCTTCATGGAATAAAAGATGTTGTAGTTTCTCCTTAACTTCTTTGTCTGTTAAATGCTCATCCTCTATTTTTAGCTTTACTATTGATAGCAAGTCATTGGTGGCTATCAACTTACCTCGGACCATGTCCCTATAGAAGCATGTTGGGTACACTAGTTTTCTTAGTAGGGATACCTTCATAGCCTCTAGTTTTTCGATTAGATCAAGTCTATTCATTTGGCTGTTGATTAATGTTTACACCTTGCTCTGTTGGTATTTGTGGCGTTCCTTCGTTTTGTTGCTGTGCTGGCATACCTCCTGATAGCTCTACGTGTTCATTCAAATGCTTTAATTTCATTGCTTTTATATCTGGTGGATATGGCGTTTTTAGGTCTGCTTGATGTATCTTGATATGTATCTCGTGGTCGTCTGTTGGTAGTACTTTAGCGGTTTCGGGGTTCTCATTTTCTTGCTTTGCCTTCTCCATTTCATTCATCTTGCCTCCCACTTGTTCTGCTTCTGCTGTCTTGTCACTTGGGAGATAATGTTCTGGTGAATCTATGTCTAGTCCCTGTTCTAATAAGCTGTTGAGAATATGTCTTGTGTTCATCTGTATCCCTGCTTGTTGCATAGTTAATGCTAGCTCTAATAGTGCCATATACTTTTCTTTTTGCTTCTCTTGTTCCACCATAGCTGTTGAACCTCGCACAACCTGCACATCTTCAATGCCGTCTATGTCTGCAAACTTTAACTTCTTATTCTTAAGTATTCCATCTTTGCCAGACACTTGGTATTCGATGTCTTCCTCCTCAGCAAGGAATTGCTTATTCAATGACAATACCATCTTTCCAAGCGGAGTTAATAACTCTCGCTCCATTGATATAATCATCTTATTGCTTCTCTGTTCTGATTGTGCAGTCTTGAGCTTAATCTCTGTAGCTGTCTTGGAAGTAGATAATCTATCTGCTCCGGTTTGATAATCTGTAATAGCTGTTACATTCTGTTTATTCTTTTCTAAATATCCGAGTGTGAATGATGCTGCTCCTACATCTATCTTTGGAGTTGGTAAAGGTGCAACAGATTCGCCTATCCTGCGCACTGCAATGAGCTTACGTGGTCCGTAGCTTATGCCTTGTGGGTCTAGTACGTTTTCAGGATTATACTCCATAGGACGCATTGTGTCGGTCATTACTGATTCTAGATTTAAGTTGAACATGTCTTCTTCTGCCTGTAATATGCCTTCAACTGGTTCTAATAGTCCTATTCCGTAGAACTTACCGGGCTTTTTAACTAGTCTTAGTATGCCCATAGGCTTAAATTGTCCGTCAAAGTTGTTTTCTGTGTCCTCTACAACCATCTTGCCATCACTTAATCCATCGCCACCAACTACAAAAGCTATCTTCTCAACTCTCTTTTCGCCTTCCATCTCTGTATAATATGTTTCATATACATTGAAACTCATAGCATTCAACATGCCTTCCTTGCGTTGTGACGCGTCCTCTGTATGATATGGATCTAGTTTAGTGTCCCAATATGAAGCGTTAGATAACACTTTGTCTTTAAGTTCTTTAGTTTTAATACCAAAAGCTTCCATATCTTTGATTGTCATAGTTTGTCTGTGGGCTATCATAGATAGGTTATTTGTGCCTGTAGCTCCTGTATTCCATAACAAATCAAAAGGTTTGACATATTGTAGTGTCCAGTTGCCATCTCTCTTTTCTTTCTTCTTCTTCTTAGATATAGGGTATAGCAATGGATTAGTTACAACCATTCCTCCCGCCTCTCTTACTGTTTCCTCGCTTGTTTTGAACTCCCAGCCTACCTTCCACCCTGCTAATCCTGTCACTGCTGCCCATGTATATATGTCTTCTATCGTGCCTACAGCTTCATTCTTGTCCATTTGATACTGTAGAAACTCATTGTATTTGAGTAGCTCTTCATAGTTTTCATTACGCCTTGATTTGAATTGAAAGCGTGGCTGTTGGCTCAGTGCCTGTGCCTTAGCTTGCTCTATGATTGAATACCCTTGCCCCAGTGATACTTTACTTGTTGTCTTTTGTGCAATCTTGCCCATTACTTTACCCTCATACATGTCATGGTACTTGAGCCATTTGTCCCGTAGTGGTGCAAACTTGATTTCGTGTGCGTTAAGTTCTGCTACTATGTCCATAGTTTGTTTTAATAATTACTTTTTAAGTCTGTATAGGTTTTTATTACTTCACTCCTCATCTGCCACCCAATTACCGCTGCAGTGAGTAGGTCAAAATGTCTTGTTATAACTCCGGTAGTCCTATCATTGAAATCCGCTTTTGTGTAATGTGATATTTCATCAAGTAAGTCTTTGTCATATATTTTTATAACTCCTCTGTCATAATCTGCTTTGAAGTCGAACCACATTTGTGGCTTTGTTTTTCTATTTGTATTCCAACCTAGTTTCTCTGTTTGTTTCTCCCACGTTTCATCTGTAGTCTTTTCTTTATATATATTATCGTAGCCCATTTGTTTTAAAGCTGCTATTGTAGCATGTCCTGTGTTGTTTTTCTCTGGCGCTACAATGCACTCGCCATACAGTCTGCCTAGCTTTCCTATGACAAAACCGAAATCATCTGGTGCGATTTCATTGCTGTGATATGTACCTATTATAGCATTTTTTGAGAAATTAAACAATGCAAGTGCATTAGAATCCTCCCCCACGCCCTCTGACGTATCTCCCCCAATGCCATACTCGCTGCGCATGTCGTAATTCTCCCATATTTTAATGAAATCTATCTCTTTCAGTGGCTCTGTCCTCATGTCTAAGAGTTGCATGGTTATTAGTGGGTCAAAGAATTTATCCTTCCCACTTGTTGGATCACATAAATAATCCCCTTCCCAATCCTCTGCATCATCTTTTACTTGTTGGATTTTGTCTTTTGTGTATTTATTCCACGTTGGCTCGCCTTTTTTATTTATTATTGGTGTAATTTGTGTGTGTATATTCTTTTTATTTATAAGCCACTGCACAAATCCTTCTTCACTTATATAGTTAGCTGTTATAACATAGTTTCCGTCATCACTCATCCCCTGTATTGCCTCATCCGATTTATCTATAATCGTCTGCGTCTGCACCATTGAGCGTATTGTGCTAGAATCTTCACAATCCTCAAACCAAACGAAGTCAGGGCGGTACGCATCCTGCACCTGTCCACGCTGTGTCTGTCCTACAGTACCTCCTGCATACCTTACACCATTTTTGAGCGTAAACGCCACCATGGACTCCTCACGCTTCTTCTTGCCCTCTTTTTCGAACACATCGCCATACAAATCTGATACTTCTACTATCAAGTTATATACATCAGTTACTATCTGCTTGCTGTTTTTGATATCTTTTGTCATTACTTTGTAGAACTTTCTTGTATGTTCTATATCATTTAGCAATGTATACACATCAAAAAGCTTCTTTAAAGTAGTTTTAGCACACCCTCGGAAGCCTATGTTGAGATAATTAAACTCTTCTCTATATGCTTTGATATAGTTTTCAATCATCTCTGCATGGAATAGCGCTGGCTCCACCTGATAATATCTATGGTAATTACCTACCACAAACAAATTAAACTTCTTTGCTATTATTTTTATATCGTCACTACTATCAAAAGCATACAAG